CAATTCAATGACAAGACTGTTACAAATAGACTGTAAAACATCTTCCTGAGATTCTGTTTTACTATACCGTATCCAATGTAACATCTTATGCAGATTTCAAATTTGAGAGGCGCAAAATAAAACATTCCGCGTCTAACAAACCCCCTAGAAATGAAAGAACATTTCTGTAAATCCGTTTGCCAAACGCCTGCTTCGGATTTAACTGTTCCGGTGATGATCATACCAAAAAGCGCATAGAGCTGAGCAGCAAATGCATGTGGTTCTAACACTGGCTCCACCAATTCGCTACACGACCTTATCATATCATCTCCAAAAGTTACAGTAGTTATATGTTCGCTATGATCGACATTCTTCATGCCAAACTTTAAAGCCAACATAACAATAGCTGTAACAGCACACGTTAATGTTCCAAAAAACCCGTTGACAAAACATGTCAGAAACCATCCTGACACATTTAAGCCACATGCAACGACTAAATGGTTGAAAAACACTAACAACGGCTGACCACAAGTCATACAAAGTCCAAATAGTATGTTGTAGTCACGTGTACCCTTCTTATATCTAAAACGGCCATTAAGCCATAGGAACAATAGATAAAAGAAATAAAACTTAGTAGTAACATCCATCTTCGAAAAATCGGTGTCTATTTTCAAAGGATGTTTCTCCAGTTTCATGGCAAGTGCTGTCCAATCAGCACCATGAGGATTAATTCCTACGGAATCAACCCCTTCGACGAAATATTCAGTATTGTGTGACAGTACATCACCAAACACCATTCTCTGTACTATTTGCCATGCAAGATCCCATGCATAATACAAACGCTTAGCAACTTTTGACAGCGGTAAAGCTTCGTCTTTTTCCATAACCCTAACAAGAGGTAACTCAAATTTTCCATTTGCAAACTGATCTAACAAACGAAAAACCTCAGCTACAAGCCAAGGGTCTATGGTTTTATTATCAAGGTCTATCCAATCTGTTCGCTTAGTACGCGTAGGAAACAATATTTGAATAGTAGGGCCCACAGAAGTCGTCATATCCATAGACTTCAAATTCTTATGTCCAAATACAGCTTGCACTATATTAAACTTAACATAAGTCTGAGCGGCACTAAATCCCTTCATAATATATTCAATTTCAGTCTCCATAAAATTCATCAAAGAAGTATTCAAAGCTGGATAATATTGATGTTGAAATCTACAACTTTGCAAAAAAGAACTCCCCTCACAGGGCGATTTTGCAAAACGCGTAAATGGTAAATGGGTTGTCACTGGTATGACATCCATTAATTCTGGATCTGAAATTAGGTGAACTGGACTCACTTGATAGGCAGTTTTTTGTTTAGTCGGAAAATATTTCTGGATATTCCCTACAGGTTGTAAACCTGGCGGAATCATCCCCTCATATGGTGTAATCACCAAACAATGAGGTTCGCAATATTAAGTCTTTAACAACAACACCTGCC